TGGCCGGCAAACCGGGTACGCGATCTGTTGCCCTGGAAAGTTGATCTGAGCTCTCAGTAAATATCAATACGGTTCTGACGAGTCGCTTACCGAACCAGTGACCGATTGCTTAGAAGGCAATTGCTCTGTCCGGCTGAGCTAACAACGCAGGATACAGATAATGGACCGCCTTCGGGGACCCGAACTCTGCGCAACCAGCTTCGAAAGCTGGCGCTCTTTCCTGATGAGCTAATGGCGGTATGTGATGGTGGCCCTTGCTGGATTTGAACCAGCGACCTGGCGATTATGAGTCGCTCGCTCTCACCACTGAGCTAAAAGGCCGGGCCGAAAATAATAATCAGATGAAATCAAAAATCAAGCCCTTGCCTGGATACATATCTGTCTGGCGGGAAGCCATAATAGCGGTGAAATACAGAGATAAAGTAGGCTCTACTTGAATAACCGCATTTTGCTGCTACAGCCTGTCCATATCCATGCCGGGAACATAACATATTTACAGCAACCCGCATCCGTTCCTCAAGTAACAAATTACTGAACCTGAGACCTTCATCCTTGAGTTTTTTCTTTAACAAGCTCTCACTCATATGCAACTGTAGAGCAATCGCACCAAGCGTCCAGCTTGCTGATATATCTGTTTGAATTATCGCTCTGACTTTGGCACTTATACTGGATACACATCCACTTAAAAATAATGACATCCGTTCATCTGATTCAAACAGCGACAGGCAGGCCATCATAAGAAACATATCCGTGGTCTCTCCGGAAAGTCTCTGACTGGTAATTAAAGCCACAGTCAACGCAGGATTGTTGGGTTCCAGCAACAAGTAAAGCGGAATGTCAGTCAGAGGACCTCTCGTCAGCTTATGCTGGCTTTCCAGATATTGACTTACTATAGAATGGCTTATATCGACAATTTTAACTTTGCCATAATGCATAAGGAAAAGCTCCCTGATGCATTTGGTGGCCAGAACGACTGAGCCGGGCTTAAGTGACAATGTATCCTTTTCAAGAAAAATATTAATTGGGGAACAAACCATGATAACTGAACAGATAGCAGTCATTATAATTTTACTTTAATTAGCAATCGGTTAGCTTAATTATAGCCCCAAAAAGTAAATTCTCATCAACACATAAGCAAATGACTGACAGGTGCCGCTAACACCCACCAGCCGCCCATTTACCACAAATAAAAAACCTTCAGGACTGAAGGACTCTGTAACAACCAAACTGATAGTCTGCCAGACCCGCCATAACCAGCTGGGTCAGTATTAACTGGCAGCGTTCGCGTGAAAGGTACATATTCTGCGCAATCTCCCCGACTGTCGCCGGTTCGGTGACGCTTAACTCATTAAACACCACTCTGGCGGTTTCGGTCATATCCTGCTGTTTTAGCATGTCTTTTTCCCTTTTCTGGTTAACGTAACATACCAATAACTCTTGTCGAAAAAGCCAGCAAGTTGAAAGACCGGTATTCGCAACCACCAGCGCGTTTAATGTTCTGTACCGCTTTTCGGGCACAATAAATATCCTCCGGCATAGCCGGAGGTTTTTCAAATGCGCCTATAAGGCTCTCTTACCAGCCGCGCCCTAACAGGCGCACACGATCTGACATTTGCATCCAACTTCGTTACTTACGGCCCGTAAACGGGCTGCCCGGATAGGGAATCGATAACTGCTCTCCCATTTTATCCTCTTCAAGCTGGTGCTTTATGTAATCCTGTATCTTCGCCGTGTTCTTACCCACCGTATCGACGTAATACCCTCTGCACCAGAACTCCCTGTTCCTGTACTTGAATTTCAAATCACCAAACTGCTCGTAAAGCATCAGACTGCTTTTCCCTTTCAGATATCCCATAAAGCCGGATACGCTCATTTTGGGCGGGATCTCCACAAGCATATGGATATGATCTGCACAGCATTCAGCTTCCAGAATCCGTACACTTTTCCACTCACACAGCTTTCTCAAAATACAGCCTATTGCTCTACGCTTCTCTCTGTAGAACACCTGTCTTCGGTATTTTGGCGCAAATACTATGTGATATTTACAGTTCCATCGGGTGTGCGCTAAGCTCTTTTCGTTCCCCATTGGGACCCCCTTTTGATTTCTTGTTTGACACTTGCAGTTGCCAGACCGCAAGGTGTTTTAACAAATCAAAAGGGGTTTTAATAACTGGCTCAAAGCTGAAAGCTTTCCGGAACCCCCAGCCTAGCTGGGGGTTTTCTGTGCACAAAAAAACCCGCTCATCGGCGGGTTTAAGCTGTGCGGCGTAGTAACCACTCTTAACAGTATATTCAACTTTTTACGATCGTAAAGCGTTCGGGGGAAATTTTTAAAGCCGCATCAACCGCTCCACCAGTTGCTCTTTACGGGCAACGATCCACCCGTGTTGCTCCAGATAAAATTTAAACCGTTCCAGAGTGCATACCATCGCATCGGCGGGCACCTTTTCCGTGAACTCAACCTGACCATGTTTATCGAAGTGGATCAGTAATGCGCATCCATCATTTTCGATAGATGTGTTTTGTGCCGCTGGTGGTTGTTTTTGGTTGAAATAACAGTCTTCCAGTTTTTCGAATACTTCCCACGCCTGATCGGTTTCGAGCATTTTGGCGTGACGGGCTGCTCCGCGTTCTGTCCAGAGTATGAGCTTTCGGACATTTGGGGCGATCGTTTGAAAATCCCTTAAAGAGATTTTCAAATTTTGGAGGTCTGCGCCTTTCGCAATTATGTAGTGCTTCCCTTCTGCAAATCGCTCTTTATTACGGTGGTGATTTCTATGAATACACTCGACGCTACAGCCATATAGTTTGGCCAGTAACTCTGTAGTGACAACTGGGAGCTGGTTGTGTGTGATCGGGGAAAGAGTTTCGACAGAAACTTGAGTCGTCATGATAACGCCCTCTGGTTGATGGATTTAACTATCACCACCGTCAGGTTCCAATCATTGGGTGGTGAGACGTACAGGGTTGGAACTACCGGATCAACCAACCGGCGAGCCTTTCAGCTCCCCCATACGCCCCACCATTATTCAGATGTGCGTGTGCTTACGACAATAAAAAACACGCTCGCGGCGTGTGTCTGTCGCGGTTGAATATCCGGGGTTCCAATCCCGACGCCAGATTTTGCTGACGCGCGAGGAATATAGCCCCGGACAATGTATATGGTCAAGCACCTACATAATTCGTTCTACATATCTGTCCATCTCCAGCCGGATATCAAGCATCATCAACATGCCATCGATAACCCCTTCCGCCTTCTGCAGGCGCTTACCAACACAGGTATCCGAACATCCAAGTTTCCGTGCCAGACTCATAAAAGTCATTCCATATACGTAATAATCCACCAGCAAATCGTGCAAATCCTGATTTTTCTTGTTTAACCGGGCCATACAGCCACAAATTATCATTGCATCATCATCAGAACACTGAGGACGTGATTTCACTTTCGACGGAATTAACCCTTTAAAACCAGCAGCGATCGACGCCCAGGATACATCTTCATGAGTGTTTGCAGCCCAAGCCCCCCACCGTTCCATAACCTGCTGAATATCACGCGCCATCGTTATCACCTGTGATTTCGTAAATCTTCACGCCCAGTCGCCCACCAGGAACGAGCTGACCGCGCACAATATTGATTTCATCAAACTGCTCGTCGTCTATGAGAAGTTCGGCATGCGTCAGCGCATCCAGTGGTGCTTTCAGGATATTGTCCAGGTCACGACGGCGCTTATCCGGTGGCTCTGCAATCACCTTTATCGCCAGCCTTCCGGACAGGCTTAATTTCAGCCGCTGCTGGCGAACAATAAGCGCCACAGCCCGGCGATAACGCTTTCCCTCCTCCGAGATAAAATATGTGCTGCCACGGCGTCGCCAGTAAGTGTTCACCGTCGGCGGGTAAGGTAAAACCAAATCTATGAGCATCAGTCACCTCTTTTACCCAAGCACGCCAGTTGCAAAGGCGTGATCAAGAAAACGAAAAATTAAATCAACCTGAGAGCCATGCTTTTCTTCGAACGCCAGCGGATCCGCATGAAGCTCGTTGTGATGCTCCCGACACAGCGGTAGCGTGAAAATATCGTGAGATTTTGTCCCCATTCCGCCCTGACCATGACCAATCAGGTGATGGGGATCGTCGGCTGGCTTACCACAACACGCACACGGCTGAGTCTTCACCCAGCGTGTGTATTTCTCGTTAACCCAGCGGCGACGTTTAGGTCGTTTCATGAAAGATTCCGGAGACTCAGGATCAACGGCAATGCTGACCACCGTCTTTTCCTGTGGTGGGTTCTGTTGCTGGTGGACGTCAGGCAGTAACGCAATATTTTTTGTGCGCTGCTTCAGTATGCTGGTGGCGGTCTGCTCTCCCGGCACGATGTCGCTTTCACGGTACATTGAGCGGATTTTTTCCGCACGCACCCCCAGCGAACGACGTAATACCGCTTCCGGTAGCGCGTCCGCCACCTGATTGCGGACCGCCCACCAGGATAA